TTCAGCAAGGTCATCAAGTTCTTCCTGAGTGAAATCTCCATATGTGAAAGCATCACCTTTATCACCAGGATCACCTGGGTCACCTTTTTCGCCCTTAATAGAATAAGGTGAAATATACTGCGTACCGTCACTCATGGTGATTACAAGACTGCCATCTTCACCATAAACTACTGAAGCGATACCTATACCATCTTCACCTCTATCACCTTTCTCACCTTTCATAGACTGTACAGAAGTAAATTGCTGTCCATCTGAAAGATCGATAGTAACAGTACCGTCTGAGTTATATGTGATATTAGTAATATTAGCACAATCATTACCATTGAACTCGCCCCTGGCTACTCTCTGAGCTAAGTCGAGAATAGCAGCATCAACAGCATCTCTAGCTATCTCTATTTCAGCTACAAATACATCATACTTAGATGGTGTAGGTGTAGGAATAATTACATTATCACGAATCTGGAATTCTACTACAGGAGTGATACTTGTAGAACTGATAACAGATTCATCTATATATTTATCGCCTGCAAGTTTGACCTGAATAATTCCACCACGTCTATAGATTTCAGGATCTATAAAACAGTTATTATTAGAATCAAGCATTACCTCATAATGTTTATTATAAGTGGCAGACTTAAAGATAGCACAGATAGCATCTATATCTTCCCATTCAGTACCACGTACATCAAAGTGGCATTTTATGTAGTTGATAGATATGGCTGTAGAAGCTATTTCAGAATCCAAGCATCTGAATCCCTCGTTATCTATTTTAAATCTAAGTAACATATAAGACCTCCTTTACGCTGTACGTTCCCAAATGTTGTATGCCCTGTAAGGTGGCATATTCTTACCAGCACCGCTCACACCAGCGTTGGCTACAGAGACTGAAACCGTATGTGTATGCGCGCCATCAGAAGCAGCAGAACCTGAAACGGAGTGCGTATGTGCGCCTGCCCAAGGAATACTACTATAACCGCCCCAGCTACCACCTTTCTTAACCTGAGTCATATGCCATCCTTTTCCGCTGATTTCACCGACATCCTCACTTTCGCGTGTACCTATGTAAACTGAGAAAGTCCATCCATTACCTGGATGATCATGCCCACCTGCTGAAGCTGCTGTAGCTGAAACAATATGAGTATGTGCACCTGCTGAGTCTGTAGAACCAGAACCTATATGGCTGTGTTCGACAACTATAGCATCAGCACTGCCACCCTGAGAACCGTCAGGATACAGATTACCAGCACCTACTATCATAAGATCAGGACGAAGGGTCCATGTGCCTCCGAGGTAAGCACTAGGATCACTACCGCCTATCTTTATAGAGCCTACAGGAAAAAACAAATTAAGAATTACACTCTTAACATTAGGATCGAGAAGCTGTGTAATCATAACATCCTGTAATTGATTTGTATGTATAGCGGTTTTATCGTATATGTCACCGATAACACCATCGATAACAAGTTCAGAATATAATGCTGACATGGCTCTCCTCCTATCTCATGTTCATTATTCTTGAAATCCAGTTAATGCCTAACAATTCAAATCTCTTTTCATTACGTGAAAGTAATTTCAGACGAGGAGCTGCGCCTTTACCTGAAATAGCAACACGTATCTTCCAAAGCGAAATATCAGGCATTAGTGACTGGTCTATAGTCCACTGGTTTGTCATATCTATATCGTCCAGATCAACCTCAAGGAATGGAGTTGAATCGACATAGACAATACCATACTCAGGATCGAATTCATCAATTACCTGAGTAACATCATATTTGTAAAACAGTTTACGAGGAGCGCCATCAAGAATGAACTCCATACCGAACTGTAGGTTTCTCTTATCTAAATTATTTACCTGTATCTGAAGCTCACGATAACGCTTTTTAGCCTGAGACTCATCTTCACGATATCCTGTGTCAAGGAACTGATAATTCCTGAAAGTGAAGTATTCTTCGTCAGAGTTATATACTTCACGAAGTGTGCGAGCTACATCTTTAGTATTGAATCCGGAATAATAACCTTCAACACTAAGAAGATAAACAGTAGTATTTGTAGCATCTGCATAAGATTCACCAAATACTACAGCACCGCTATCATCCACATAAGCTACACCACTAGGAATAATAAGTCTGCGTTCTTCAGAAGTAACAGAAGCTTCATCAGGGTCGAAAAGAATAGGTACTGCATTAGGAAGATACTCACCTCTTACAGCCTTCTTATCCCATGTGAATATCTGAATAATACGTCTGGCAGATTTTTGAGTAGGATCATCTACATTGACAGCATCTATAAGTGATGTAGTAGCTAATAGTCCTGTTTCAGTAGCATTATGCTTAAACGGAAATATAATTCTGGCTGATTCAAATACCCACACTTTCCAGGTCCTATCTACGGTATTGTAGATAACATCGAAGTGAAGTAATGCGTCAGAATCATCAAACTTATACAGATACAAATTATGGATATCCTCATAATCGAGGAAGTTGTAATAAGTTATAAGCTCATAATCGCCAAGATAATCGTAAGTCTCACGCAATATATTCTGTACACTAACTGCGAAATTATCGAAGAAACTTGTGATAGGTGTGGTAATAGGAGCTAATGTAAGTTCCCCTGTCTGAGACTGTGCTTTAGGAACCATCATGTAATAATAGTTGCCTGATTTGAAATACAGCATGTTTCTGACAGTCTGAACGAGATGCTTATCCCAAGCATTGATGCTGAGATGAGATTGAAGCACCTCAGTCTTCCAGCTATTACCATCTTCCGCAAGCGTTACAGAATAAAGTTTATTCGTAGTAAACACAACAAGAGAATCCATAAACTCTGTAGCATAGACTATAGGCTCATCGAAGATAGTAATGTTGTTAGGATAAGGGAAATAAGATGGTTCATTATAATCACTAATGAAGAGTATAGTCGGATCCTTAGGTACTCCCCAAAGTACTATACGTCCATTCCAAGCTTCCATTCCTGTAGCTGTTGAAAGGTCATAGACCTCCTGATCAACTGCAGAAGCAGCACCATAGTTCTCAGCATTAAAATCAAAGCCTACAACCATAGCCTTTTCGACAGTATCATAAACAGTAGACGATACGTGACCATCATTATCAACATATGGATAAACTGAAACACGAATCATCATGTCAGCTGCAGGTGGCTGGAATGTACAGGTAAGTTCAGTAGTCTGGTCTATAACTTCAGTAGTTCGCTGTACGAGCGTCCAATCTGCTGAAGTAGTTTCACGCCATTCCCATACGACATCATACTTAGACTTAGTAGGAATCGTATAGTCTACATTAAAGTAAGCTCTGAATCTGACATACTGATTCTTCTTAGGAGTCATCATAAGCTTATTAGAAGATGGATCATAAGGAAGAATACCTTCAAACTCGAATACAGAGGCAGTATACTGGTCCTCAAACTGATAAGCTCCTTCACCAGCCAGCATATTGTAACCATAAGTCACAGCCTCAGATACTCTAAGCCTCTTAGGTTCAACAGCCCTATACTGATACCTCTTAGGAATAGCTTCATCATCGAAGTAAGTCTGATAAAGTTTAGCAGTACCAAGCTCATCTTCTCCAAAGAAATAATAGCTGTTACCAAAAGCAAACGTACCTACTGGAAATTCAGTACGCCGCACAGGATCAACAGCTAATGGAATATTATGTATAACAGGTAGGTCAGAGGTGTAATAATAAGCCTTAGCTATATTACTATAAGCACTGCTGGAATACCTGATATCATATGAATAATCATCTGTAACATCGACAGTAGAAAAACGAGATGCTCTTTCTGAAGTGACAAAGATGAGGGGTCCTTTAGTCTCAAAGTCACCATCAAGCATACCGAGAACTATTTGATAGTAAACTCTACCATTCTCCACACACTCCTTAACATCCTTAATAGCAAGGCTGTCACTGAGTAAAGGAGAACCTTCCTCTATCTCATAATCCATATCAGGAAATATAAGCTGATATGGTCTGATGCCTGGACGTGGAATAAGCGCTCCGTTATCTTTTTCATACGTAAAGTTGACAAGGGATTTCACATAACCCTCGTCAACAAAACCATTCGTACTCATCATTCCGTGACTGAAGTCAGTCTCCAGAACTGCTCTGCGCTGATTACGAGTATATTGTTTGTACGGAGCAGATTTAGCCATAACTACCTCCACATACAGTCACAGAACGGAAGAAACTCATAAGGGAAGTCCTTAATAGGGACACTTCCTGAACTGTCTGACTGGAATATCTCAGGAACTTCATCTATATAATCACGAGTCATATAGAACAAAGCTTCTTCATATTTTCCAGCATATTCTTCATCATAGACGGTGCCCTCTTCATCCATAGTATAAAACTTATGAGCAGCACCAAGAGCAACTACAGATCTGACATATCTATCAGGAAAGTAATCATAAACAGCTGTATCAGCATCCAGAGATGTTACATCCAGCTCTGAAAATGAAGGATACGTTGAATTAAGCCTGCTATTGATATCATCAATAACGGCATCATAAAACGAAATCAGCTTCTGATACACAAGCTGTTCACCTGCAAGATATGTATTTGTAAGCTTTACTATGTCTTTGATTTTCATAGCAGTAGCCTTTCTTTATAGGGAGCCTAAATTAATAGGCTCCCTCTCTGTTTACATTAAGCTTCGAAAGCCGTATCAAGATCCTCTGATGTAGCTGAACCAAGCGCATAAGCACCATCAGCAGCACTCCAGGATGCAAACGCATAACTGATAGTTCCGCTTGTATTCGTAACGGTTACAGGTACAAAACCTTCATCGATGAACTTAAGGAATTCTCTTGGTGTAAAATCTGCAGGATCTTCTACGAAAAGAACTCTACCAGTGTTGAATCCTTTCTTACCTTCTGTAAATCCCTGATTTGTATATGGATAAGCCATGATTATTACCTCCTTGTATAAACACAAGGGTGAGCATTAAGCCCACCCTTTTCCGATTAGAACAAATTAAGTTCTCCAGGCGAAGCTTCGAAGTTTTTCTGAACATCTCCAAGTCTGTTCTTCTTCTGAATCAGCTGATCCTGTCTGAAGATACGTACCTGAATCTCTTCAGCGAACGATGCTGGAACCTCGTAAGTCTTACCATCACACGGAACAGCAACTGAAATGCCGTTCAGAGTAACAGTCATAACTCTGCCGAAATAAGGTCTGTAAAGCGGAGAAACCTGAACAGGAACTTTCTTCTGGGCCTTGAAGGTCTTAGCAAGTGCCTTTCTTTCTCTTTCGCTTTCTGCTACAGCCTTATCAGATTCCTTAGCAATAGCAACTTCAGATATAACTTCATCCTTCTTCTTTGTAGCCATGTTTAAACCTCCAACTAGATCAGGTTAGCTGCTGCAGGTACGCACATGTAGTCTACGATAGCTTCAAGTCTTGTTGAACCGAAGCCTACAGAATTGATCTTGAATCCGATGGACTGTCTCTGATCGATTGGGTCAAGAACGCCAGCAGATCCCTTTGGCTTAGTGTACATTCTTGCATTACCTTCGCCAGTAAGACCTGTTCTTGTCAGAGCATCCTTACCTACGATGAGGATGTGATGTACATTCATCTCATTCCATCCTGTAGAACCATCTGTGTGCTTATACTCAGCAATGTTCCATGTTTCCATATCCGGAATGTATGAAGCTTCCTGATGTGTACGTGAGTCAAGAACGTAACCGCCCTCTTTCTTGTAAACCTTTTCGCCAGTACCAGCCTGAGCATCAAGGAATGAATCCTCGGTGATGGTAGCGTATACGTAGTGAGTCTCACCTGATACGTACTCACTGTCACCGCTTACAGCCTCTCTGTAGATTCTCTTGCACTTCTTAACAGCACCACCTACAACCTTCTCGAACGAACCATCTGCAGGACATACAAGAGTCTCTTCAAATTCCATTCCGAACAGTGGGAACAGAACTGAACCATCGTAAGCATCCTTTGTAGTCTGGTTGATCCTCATGAACTTCTCAACAGTCGGATCCTCGATCATGTCATAAGTCCACTCTGGGCTGACGATAACTTTATACTTACCGTTAGCTCTAGGCTTTACAAGCTGTCTCTTCAGTGAGAGAACGATGAGTCTGAGGTCTGTCATGTTTGGCTTTGAACCATCGACAGTCAGCGACTCAAACAGGTTAGTACCAGAAACATTTCTGCCCATGCCAGCATAGAACTTCTGAGCCTTTGAGAACAGCTCTTCTCTAGCAAGCATATCGAGAGTCTCAATAGCTACGATTGAGTACTCAGCAGAGTAGTGAGCGATTACAGGGTCTACTACCTGGAAGTCAACCTTATCAGTGAACTCCATGTAACGACCGTACTGATGTGCTTCGAGTTCGTACTTCTCTACTGAACCCTTATCTGATTTAGGCGGAATACCTTCCTCAAGAGGTACAGTATGAGCCTGGAGCGGTGCCCATCTGCGAACTACAAGCTTATCAGCTTTATTCTGGATCGGTGCGACATCAGCAAGCTTGTAATACTTGTACTGGTCTGCACCCATTCTGATTGTGTCGAGCAGCTGCTTACTATAGAAAACCTCAGGGTTAGTAAGGTTCTTAGTATTGTTGGCAAGCTGGACAAGAGTATTAATGTCTGCGGTTGGCGCAAGTGCATTAAGGGATACCATAGTTAGTCACCATTACCTTTCTACATTTGCTTCTACAGATCCATATTCGCAAAGAGATCGTCGAGTTCCTTGACTGAAGTGACCTTTGCTTCTTCTTTGTCACTAGGGGAATTCCCAACACTTGAAGGAGCCTGTTCGTCTACTTTCTTCTTACGCTCACCTTCCTTTGCAAGAGCTTCTTCTACTGCAGCTTTCACCATATCCTTATAGTGAAGCTTCAAGTACTCTGCCTGCAAATCAACATTGGTATCCAACAGCGGATTCTTACCTATGCTGATAAGGTGATTTGTGAACTCATCAACCTCTTCTTTCGAGAGATTATGCTCGTCGATCAGATCTGTAAAAGCTTCAGTTACTTGTTTCTCTAGCTTAATCTGATCATTCTCCTGAATCAGACTCTCAGCTCTCTCAAGCCTCTTAAGAATATCCACAGGAATATTCTGTTCTTTAGACTGCTTCTCAAGAAGTGCTTCATTAACTTTCTCAAGAATCTCGTCAGTATTAGTATTGTCATCAAATCCGACAAGCCTGCCGACCTTCCTGATAAAGTCATTCTGCTTCTTGATCTGAAGTCTCTGCTCTGCGAAAGCATGATTCTGTCTGGACTGCTGCTTATCCTCAGCAGGCGGTGTCTTAGTCTGCGAATCGGACTCGTCCTGTGATTCGTCTTGCGCCTGCTCAGTAGTTTCATCAGCTGTCTCTTCAGGATTAGTTTCGTCCTCTGCATTTTCTTCGGTTTCTTCATCCGGGGTTTCAGGGGCCTGTTCTTCAGGTGCTTCTTCCTCAGATGCAAAAAGCGATTCAAATTCAGAAACGATCTGTTCGTTTGTCATATCTGACATATAAATCTACTCCTTTCGAATTCAGGGCCAGAGAGCGTAACTGACCACTAATACTCTGCAAAATGGTGCAGGACCAAAATAGACGTAGAGATTTCTCCCTACGTCTACATTATATACAACATATTGTGGTTAGTCAATAAAATGACCACAAGATATTGTGTCTACAGCTTATCCTGCCTTACGCATAGAAGCATGACATTCAGGACAGTTGCGGTACTGAGAAACCTTATTTTCAGGTATCTCACATCCACAACGACTGCATCTGTAAACTTTCTTGACTTCGCTGTGAAGCCAGACTCCGGTCAGCGGCTTGATAATAGTATAGTCACTAAACATTACATCATTCCTCCCATACCACCCATAGGGTTGGCTGGAGGATTCTGCATATCTATCTGCTGCTGGAACGGTGTCTGCTCACCGGCTCTCATAGCCTGTAACCCATCAGCTGCCATTGCAAGTGCGTCTTCTGGAAGATCACCACGGTCAAGCATAGCAGCGTATTCAGCAATAACGTTCTGAGCTTCGATATAAGCGTTGAGATTACTTTGGATTCCCATACGCTTAAGCATCTGCTCCTTATACGGTACATCCTGACAGCGGATCCATTCTTCTGGAGTGATGACATCGACCTGGAGTCCCTGACTCTGGTACTGCATCTGCTTCTCCATCATGTTGTTAGCCCAAGCCTGTACTCTCTGCTTGTTCTTAGGCAGTTCGCTGCTTATCTGAATAATATATTCGAACACAGCATCAGGATCCATCTCATCAGCAGGAATAGTGATAGTCTTGTAAACCACCTTCTCAGGAGTAGAAAGCTTATCATCTACAACAACATACTTTCTATCAGGCGAGAACTCAGCCATAGTTCTGACTGTAAGCTCTGTCAGTCTCTTTGTGTAGTTCTCGTAGTTCATTATCTTAGGTGTATCGATAAGAGTAACTCGGTTGAGCATCTCTTCAGTACCGCCTGTAGTGATAATGGAGCCTGTATCACGTCCTGTGTATTTGTCATCAACACCAGACATGGCCTTAATATTTGATCCCATTATGCCCTGCATATTAGGAAGTACTGAACTTACGTCAGGGAACTGATGATAGTGGACAGCCTTACTCGCATCTCCGTTAACAACGAAGGTACGGTCCGCTTCATTTCCGTGTTTGACGAAAGCAGCTATATTAAGACCACTCTGTGTGCTAATGAACTTAGGAGGACGTTGGTTTTTATAAACTGATGTATACGCTATAGAATCCATCAGATTATAAACAAGATTGTTAGCAAATATCTTTGCAGGTTCGCTAGCACCTATAAGTGAACTGCCTGGAAGATTACAGTATAGTTCCGCAAACGGGAACATACTTGGCTTAATATTCTTCTTGTAGTATAGGAGCACTTCATTATCTATGGTGTGATACTCGTTGATCCTGCCCTTATCATCCTTTACCCAATGGATGAAGAGGTTATATTCTTTACCGCTGTCGCCTACTGCAGGCTTTCCGTTATAATCAGGAACATTTTCCGTAGAAGCACCACGCATCTTCTCGATAACTTCTCTCTGGAAGACTTCACGATATCTAGGCTGCTCAAGGAACCAGTTCTTATCATAGCTCTGATAAACCATAACATAAGCTGCAGTATCAAGACTCTCAGCATTTGGGTCACGCATATAATGTATTGGATCGACATTCTTATACCCGATGTTCTTCTTAGTCTCATTCCAAACGACCTGCGTGACCCCTAAGTTCAACAGTGAAGCTCTCTCACCTGCCAGGAACTGATAATAGCCTACACTGTTTTTATCCCAGTCATGCTCAATGGCAACATTGAGTCTTTCACAGAATTCGACATCTTCTTCACAGGTAGGAACCAGCTGTGCTGATTTTGAAACTGTGTAGATAGATGCCAGAATATTGTAGTGTACAAAACTGACGAAGTTCGTATCAGGAAGAAGCTGATACGGCGGAAACTTGGCATGACAAGCTTTCCACAACTCACCTTTATCGGTAGCATCAAGCAGACGCATACGCTTATGCTCTTTGCCATAGTACTGTTTACAGTACTCGAAGTTGTGCTTCAGTTTTCCGAGGAGCTTCTCCTCTTCAAACTGGACAGTTACTTTTTCCTTATCCATTTGTATTCTCCTCATCACCGAGCATTATGGCATTAACGTTCCTAAGGACTTCATCAAGAGTAGCCTGAACGTCTTCACTCTTAGGATCTCCGTCCTTATTGTACAGGTCTTCCAGAAGTGCCCGGTCCTCCTGAGAGAACTCCTGCTTCGTTGTAATGTTTATCTTTATGGTGCACCCTTCTGCAAGTGCATAAATAATACAGAAAAGCACACATATCACTAATACTGCGTCTACCATTACGTCCTCCTACATCCACATATTGTATTCAACAATATCGTAAGGTGTTTCATCCATAGGCTTCCATTCCGGTTCTTCGTCTGCCAAAGCCCAGTATGCTGCCTGTCTTTCATCTTCAGCCTGCTGCTGTGTAAGATCCAGTCCGTTCTTACCATAAACTCCATAGAGAAGCTTCTCTGGCGATGCAGGCAGTTCCATAGTTATCCACTCTAAAGCGTTGATCCCATGATTATTCTTATCAACGGGCTTTCCTGTGAATCCGCTATTAAGCGATTCATCAGGCTTGAACTTATACTCTTCGAGTTCCTTAATAAGTCCCTTGCACTTACGCATGATCTTGATTTTTCCTGACTCAAAATACGTATTAAGTCTGAATATGCGTGCATCAACGTTAACAAATCCAGGTATAAAAGATATTCCATAGTCAAGGAAGTGGTCAGCGAGAGAACGCTTGTCATAGTCTCGTTTTGGCCCTGACTTAGGGTCGATAATTGGCGGGCAGATCCATCCTCCGACAGGGATATCCTTGGTAAAGGTATGGAATCTCGCAGCCAGCGTTTCGACGTTGTTATCATTAGATCTGTCTTCGTCATATATGTAAAGAATTCCTTTCTCTATGTCCACAGCACCAGCTATAAATACCGCATCATCCGATAATCCGTAGTCAAACGCCACAATTCTGCGCCAATTTGACGGAATCGGGAAATCGTCCACGACAGAAGCGGTACTTTTAGGGTAAACTCGCCCTTCTGCGTAGAGGAATGAGCCATATAAGTAGCGGTTTACCCACCACATCGGCTTATTCTTCGCATTATTCTCAATAAAATTCTCAGGAAGAAATTCATTTGCGCTTGTTGAAGTGACGTGAGTACTGATAGCCTGGTCTGCCATGTCTGGATCGACCTCATACCAGTCCACTATCTCACCGTGTTTCTGTATATCAGAGCTGACGAGCAGTACATCTGACTTTATCCAGCCAGCATCAGGGTTCGATTCTATGATTCCCTTCTGCCAGTTGTGCTCTGTTACAGGTATGCGTACCCCGTTTTTCGCCTCTTTGTACACGATT